ACCTCCCGGCGATCTTCGGCCAGACGTAGCAGCAATGCGGGGTGGATGGGAGGTTCACGGCTCCACCTCCCCGCCCTGGGGCGCGGGCAGCGGCACGGGCGCAGCATGGCGCTCCAGCAGCTCGGCGGCGCGGCGGAACATCACCGCATCCTCGGGATCAGCTTGATAGTCCGAATACTCGGCGTTCTCCTTCAACCACGCCACCAGCTCCCCCACCTCGCCCTCGGCGGGTGAGACCATTTTGCTGGCGTCAGCAGAATGGTTGCCCCAGCGGGCGAGCACGGCGCGGGCGAACTTGAGGGCGCCCCAGGCTTCGCTGGTGTCCCACGGCTGGCACCACACCTCCAACAGTTCCTTATCGCTCGGCCGCTCAGCGACGGCGGCCGGTGCATCCGCCGGCTCGGCCAGCGCGGCGCGGGCGCGGTCGATCAAGTCACGGTCAAGGAGCACCGGCTTGAAAACCAGCTCATCCAGCAGCTCAGCGCACAGGGCGCGGAAGTCAGTGCTCATTGGTGTTCTCCAGTTCGGTGGCGATGGCAAGTAGATCGCGGCGGATGCGGGCCGCGCTGGCGGTCGAGAGGAAGACCCCGTCCTCCGGCACCACCGCATCCGCCAGAGCGCGGAAGGCAGCGGCCAACTGCGGAGGAGGATCGCACTCGGAATAGGCATCAATAGCTTCGTACCATGCGTCGTACACAGCCTGCGCGGCGGGGCTCAGTTCAGTCATCGTTAAGGGCCTCCAGGGCGCGGCGGATTGTGTTCTCGTGGGCGGCATCCAGCCTGTCGCTGCAAGCGTCGAGCACAGTTAGTGCCACCTCCTTCAAGCTGGGCGGCTTGGGGCGACGCCATTCGCGCAACAGCGTGGCTTGGCCAGCGAAGCACTTTTCAGCCAGCACTTCACAACACGCCTCCAGCTCCTGATCGGCGCCCCAGCGGGCGGCCTGGGTGGCGATCCAGGCCTCACGGGTCACGCCGCCATCACGGGCTACGGGCGCATGGATGCGCCACCAATTTATCAGTGCCGACGGTGGTGTGATCGGTTGGTCAGTCATCACGCCCCCTCCCGAGTCCGGCGGGCTTCGATGCGGAGGGCAGACGCGGCGCCGCAATGCTCACGGGCGGCCAGCCAATCGGCCACGGCAAGCTGGGCGGCAAGCCAGTCGATCTCATTGGGCACAGCTTGCATGGCATCCCGAACCTCACGCCACAGCGGCCGATCCGCTGCGGGTGCGGGTGCCGGCTCAGTTGCCGAGGATTGCTCGGTAGCTGCCCGGGCCTCCAGGGCCTCCACGCGGCGGCGGAGGTCGAGGATGTATTCAAGCTTCGTCATCGGTGCTCTCCTCAGTGGTGTGAATCGACCGCAGCCATTCGAGCGCGGTCTCATTGGAGTCGTAGAAGTGCTCGGCCGCCTCAACACCGATCAACAGCAGCCCTGCCAGATGTGGCCCGTGCAGCCGCTCCAGCACTGCTCCCACTGGCCCGGCCTGGTGGATCGCCCAGCCGGCGAGACAGTGCGCAGTCCCACAGTCGTCGTGCCAAGCGCTCATCTGCAGCGCAGCAGGCTGCGCCAATACGGTGGCCGCAACTGCCTGCAGCCGCGCTGGGGCATCCTCTGCAATCGGCAACCCCTTGGCGTCGCGCAGGTTGGCGTCGCGCAGGTTGGCGCCGCACAGGTCGGCGCCGCGCAGGTCGGCGTCGCGCAGGTTGGCGCCGCACAGGTCGGCGTCGCACAGGTTGGCGTCGCACAGGTCGGCGCCGCACAGGTCGGCGCCGCACAGGTTGGCGTCGCACAGGTCGGCGCCGCGCAGGTTGGCGTCGCGCAGGTTGGCGTAGACGCCTGCAGGATCACCCTGCAGCCAGAGGCCGTGAAGCCGCAGGGTTTCGGCTAGGTCAAGCGTCATCGGTGCTCTCCTGTTCGGTGGTGTTGAACCCCGCCACCAGCCCCGTGTAGGTGGCCTGGCGGGCCTCCTGTTCCTGATGCGTGGTCATCCGAGCGACTCCTGGACGTGGGCCTGGTTGTTGTAGCGGCCGGTTTCCAGGTACGACCGCAGCGGGGACAAGTCGAGGTGATGGAACACCATCTGCCCGATCTTCATGCCCGGCCAGATCGGCACCGGGTGCAGCTGGCGGCTGTTGTGCAGCTCCATGGTGAGCCGACTGCCCGACCATCCTGGGTCGCAGTATCCGGCCATCAGGTGTTCGAGGCCAGAGCGGGCCCGGCTGGACTTCAGGACGAACTGTGCTGCGATGCGATCGGGAAGGTGGAACACCTCCACCGAACTGGCCAGCACGAACTGGCCCGGCCGCAGCAGATACGGGTTGTCCACATCGTGCCGCCCGAATGGATATGGGATCATCTGTGGACCTTCTGCCGTCTCAATCAGCAGGTCATCATTCAGCCGGATGTCCAGGCTGGCAGGGTTGAGCAGCTCCACATCAAACGGTGCCACCATCGGCTGGTGCTCACCGTTGCAGAGCGCATGGATCTCGAAATCAACGAGGATCGTCATCAGAAGGGTGCCTCCTCTTCTTCCTGGGGCTGACCGAAGGTGCCGGGATCCACCAGCTGCACCGTGTGGTATGCCTTGCCGGCCTTGCTGGTGTTTTCGTACATGAAGGCAGCCAGGCGCACCACCGGGCCGTCGTGGTAGTCGTCATGCTCACCGGGCTGGCTCACGAGCCAGTCGGCCAGCTGTGCGGCCTGTTCAACGGTCAGCGACAGGCTGCCGGTTGCTACATAGCGTTTGCCGGATTGCTTCGGCGTAAACAATGCAATGGTCAGTTTCGGGGCGCTCATGGCTCAATAGGAGTGATGGAACGTGCGGCCTCATAGGCCAGGACCGCATGAAGTGGGTAGCGGATCCGTTCAGTGCCCCATGGCAGGTGGCCGGGGTGATGGATCCATTCGGGGCCGGTACGGCGGGTACGCATGCGCTTCAGGGTTGCAGGTTGCAACCCCCACCGCCGGGCGAGCTGGCGTGTCGTCAGGAACGGTTCATTCATCTCCGAAGGGGTCAGGTGCCAGCTGCTGTTCACGCTGCAGGAGCATGGCGAGCAACTGATCGCGTTCGTCATCGGTGAGCTCACCGGCGGCATGGCGTTCGGTGAGGCGATCACCGATGGCCTTGAGCTTCTCGACCGTTGCAGCAGCGGTGATGGCCCGCTGGCCGGCTGAGTAGGTGCTGCTCAGCTGGGCAGGTGCCGGGGCTGGTGCTGCGGGGGCTGGTGCAGCAGCGGGTGCAGCAGCGGGGGTGGGGTTGACCTCCACCACATCAGCCTCTTGCATCTCCTCCGAGCTGTAGATGCCCGACAGGTCAGCGGGGAAGCCCGTCCGCAGCGCTTGGGCCTCGGCACACTTGGCCAGCATGGTGGCCGGCATCTTGCGCCACAGCCCCTGGCCGGCGTCGTACTCGGCCAGCGTGGCAACGGCTACGAATGGGTGTTCGCAACCCTTGCGCCAGATCACGGCCTTGGCACCGGCGGGCGGCTTGCTTTCGAGCCAGATCTCGCGCCATTCGCCATCAGGGCCGCACCAATACCGCTGGCAGCCTGCCAGCTCACCGGTGCGCTCCGCGATGGACCGCAGCCCATCGATGCCGGCCTGAATGGTCATCTTGCCGCCGCGCTTGATCGCATAGATCTGGCGGCTGAACGGATCGAGCCCCGTGCGCTGGCAGGCATAGGCAAACAGCGTCAGCTCATCGGCGCTGCAGCCCGGGGCGATGGTGGAACTGATGAGCCGCTGCTGATCGGGGCTCCAGGTTGTGATCGCACTGGTCATGGTCAGAACTCTTCATTGAGGGTGGAACGGCTGCCGGGGGTTGCCCATCGCGGCAGCTCAAGGGTGGCAGTGCCGTAGCTGGTGCCCGGCACGGTTGGGGTGGCCTCATAGGTGCGGATGCGGGCAGCGGCTTCCGCACGGCGCTGATGGCCGATCAGCAGCCAGTCGGCCGGCATCCAGTAGAGGCCGAAGTCGGGGCACTCCGACCAGTCGTAAGCGATGAAGCCAACCTGCCCGAGCGCACCACCGAACCGATTGAGGTGCCCGGCAGCGTAGTGGGCCAGCTGGATGTCGTAGCCCAGCTGCCAGCACTGTGACGCGAAGCCACGGGGATCAGGCGATGCGGCTTTCTTGAGGTCCAGCAGCAGGCCGGGGGCTTCGATGTCGGGCAGGTAACGGCACGGGCCGAGCTGCTCATCCTCCCAGAAATGCGGGGACTGGCTGGCGTGCTTGAGGAGCGGACCGATCACAGGATCGGCCTGCAGGGCGCCGGCGATCGCCTGCGCGATGGCCAGCCAGCTGGCGCTGATGATCTCCTTCCCGGTGGCCTGCAGCTCGGCATAGGCCTCCTTGCCGGCTTTGGTGGTGCGGTTGAGGCCCTCGGGCATCACCGCATAGGTGGCATCAAACCGGTCCGGGCTGGTCAGCAGGCAATCCACCAGCGACCCCTGCCGCATCGCATCGGATGGCACGAAAGCTGGCCGGGTCGGGTCAAGGTGCCGCCGCCAGTACTGACGCGGCGTGAGGTTGGCAGCGGCCTTAAGCCGCGTGGCACTGAGTGCCGGTGAAGCGTGGTAGTCGTCCATTCATGGGTGGCGGACCTCCAAACGGTAGCGCATGGCGGGCAACGGTGGCAAGGGGTGGGCAGAAGTGCTATCTTCTGGGCGTCCCACACCGCCACCCATGGCATCCCCACCACAGATCCCGCAGGACTACCGCGTCACGCTCCGCAATGGCGAGGCGCTCCGCACGGTTGCCGTGCTTGCCCCGGACTCCTATCAGGCCGTCCGTGAGGCCCAGAAGGTCATCGGCCCGCTCGGCACCGGCTGGCGCGTGGTGTCCATCGCGTTCCCCGATGACTGGGCATGACCGTGCTGCAACCCGACGATCTGCGCTGCTTCGACAGCAAGTGCCGCCGCCGGCACAACTGCGCCCGCTGGCTGGAACGCCACGGCGGACGCTTCTGGCTCCATACCCTCCGGCCACCGACCGGAGCATGCCCACAGTTCCAGAATGCAAAGGAGATGCACCGTGACCAGTGATCGAGTACCGCGGCGAACAGTTTCAGGGCTACAACCAGCCGAAGCGCACACCCAACCATCCGACCAAATCGCACGCAGTGCTGGCCAAGGAAGGCAGCACGATCAAGCTGATCCGCTTCGGCCAGCAGGGCGTGAGCGGTGCGGGCAAGAACCCGCAGACTGCCGCGCAGAAGGCACGCCGGGCATCGTTCAAGGCACGCCATGCGCAGAACATCGCGCGGGGGAAGATGTCAGCCGCGTTCTGGGCCGATCGGGTGAAGTGGTAACAGGGGAGGAGCCGTGAACTACGACGACTTCCTGAACCTCAAGACCCATACCGGCGCTGCCCATGGCTTCGATCCGGTCTTCATGCCGTCTCAGCTGTTCGACTTCCAGCGGTCGCTAGTCAAGTGGGCAGTCAAGAAAGGCCGCGCCGCGATCTTTGCTGATTGCGGCCTGGGCAAGACCGCGATGCAGCTCACATGGGCTCAGAACGTGGCGCAGTACACCGGCCGGCCAGTGTTGATCCTGACCCCGCTGGCCGTTGCGGCACAGACCATCCGAGAGGGTGAGAAGTTCGGCATCGAGTGCCACCGCTCAGCCAATGGCACCATCGCCGGGCCGATCGTGATCACCAACTACGAGCGGCTGGAGCACTTCCGGCCAGCCGACTTCGCCGGTGTGGTCTGCGATGAATCCAGCATCCTCAAGAACTTCGACGGGGCTCGCCGGTCTGAGATCACCGACTTCATGCGTAAGGTGCCCTACCGCCTGCTGGCCACGGCAACCGCTGCGCCTAACGACTTCATCGAGCTGGGCACCAGCTCCGAAGCGTTGGGATATATGGGCCACATGGACATGCTGGCGAAGTTCTTCAAGAACGATCAGAACAACCTGACCAGCCGGCGAATGTATGGCGAGGCTCCGAAATGGCGCTTTAAGGGGCACGCTGAGCGCCCCTTCTGGCAGTGGGTGACCAGCTGGGCTAGGGCGTGCCGCAAGCCCTCAGACCTTGGCTTCGATGATGGTCGGTTCATCCTCCCGCCACTGCAGGAGGTTGACCACCTGATCGAGGTTGAGACAATTCCCGAGGGCATGCTGTTCTCCATGCCAGCCACTGACCTGCGCGAACAGCGCGCAGAGAAGAAGCGCACTGTCCGGGAGCGATGCGAGCAGGTTGCCGCCATGGTGGCCGCCACCGGCAAGCCGGCGCTGATCTGGTGTCACCTGAACGAGGAAGGCAACCTGCTCCAGGATCTGATCACCGATTCGATCCAGGTGTCAGGGTCCGATCGTGACGACACCAAGGAGGGCCGGCTGATCGACTTCGCGGAAGGTCGCGCCAGGGTGCTTATCACCAAGCCGAAGATCGGCGCTTGGGGCCTGAACTTCCAGCACTGCAACCACATCACCTATTTCCCGTCCCACAGCTTCGAGCAGTATTACCAGTCGGTCCGCCGCTGCTGGCGCTTCGGCCAGGAGAACCCTGTCACCGTTGACATCATCCTCACCGAGGGTGAACGGCGGATCATGGAGAACCTGCAGCGCAAGCGGCACCAGGCCGAACGCATGTTCGCCAGCCTTGTGGCTGAGATGAACCACTCGCTTGAAATCAACCGCGTCCACCGTCAGTACACCACAATCTCTCTCCCCTCATGGATGTCCTCACCGACCGCTACGCCATCTACAAGGGCGACTGCATCGAAGTCATGCGATCCATGCCTGACCGATCCGTCCACTTCTCCATCTACTCGCCGCCGTTCGCGGGCCTCTACATCTACAGCTCCAACGAAAGGGACATCAGCAACTGCGTGAACTATGACCAGTTCTTTGATCACTACGGGTTCGTGGTGCAGGAGATCCAGCGGCTGACGCTACCTGGCCGGCTGACTGCTGTCCACTGCACCGACATTCCGACCGGCAACAGCGGCCAGGATGCGCTGTTCGATCTGCCGGGCAAGATCATTCAGCTGCACGAAGCCAACGGCTGGCACTATGTCGCGCGGCACACGATCTGGAAAGAACCGCTATGGGTCCGCAATCGCACGATGGTGAAGAACCTGGCGCACAAGACCGTGGTGGATGATTCAGCCTTTGCTGGTGTTGCATCGGCCGACTACCTGCTGATCTTCCGCAAGCATGGCGAGAACCCGATCCCGATCGAGAACCCGACCGGACTGGATCACTACGCCGGGGAGTGCCCGATCCCGCAGGAGCTGATGCGATACAAGGGATGGAAGGGCAAGCAAACCGAGAACCGCTACAGCCACTGGATCTGGCGGCGGTACGCCTCATCGATCTGGGATGACATCAGCATGGGTCGGGTGCTGCCGTTCCGCGACAGCAAGGATCCCGACGATGAGAAGCACGTCCACCCGCTGCAGCTGGACGTGATCGACCGGGCGATCTGCCTGCGGTCCAACCCCGGCGAGGTGGTGCTGACCCCATTCATGGGCGTGGGCAGCGAGGTCTACGGGGCTGTGTCGCTGGGGCGAATGGGTGTTGGCATCGAGCTGAAGGAGTCCTACTTCAATCAGGCGATCAAGAACATGGAGATCGCTGTGGAAGACACCCGCCAGCCTGACCAGTCCGCGCTGTTCGATCTGTCGGAGGCCGGCGCATGACCATCTCCACCGGCGACACCCTCTGGCGCACCCCGCGCCATGAACCATTCCCCCACTGGGAGGTCACAGTCCACCGTGCCAATGGCGGCAACCTGCCGGTGCTCGTGCGGTTCTTGCGGCACGGACGCATGGTCACCACCCGGCGCATCGCGGCATGGCTGCCGACGGTCGGGGCATGGGATCAGACCCGCTGGGCACCGAACGCACAGGGGCGCCAGGTGCCGGATCTCGTGCTCTCCGCGGTGGAACTGGCGCTTCGTGGGGGTGGTGCATGAACTGCCCCAACTGCAACGGCATCGGCCAGACCATCCGCACCAAAGTCAGATTCTCCGGTTGGCGGTGGCGGCGGATTCAATGCCAAGACTGCAAACAGCGGTGGTCCGAAAACTTCCCGCCGGGTGATCACCCGCCCACGCACCGCATGGGCCGCCTCACCGAAGACCAGATCGTCCTCGCCCTCACCACGCACACCCGCTCCAGGAAGCTGGCCAAACGCTGGGAGGTCAGCCAGTCGCTGATCGAGCAAGTCCGCCGGCGCGTGATCTACAAGGAGGTCCGCCCTGATCTGCCGCAATGGCAGCCGAAGGTGGAGCCGGCAACACCGCTCCGCGATGAGCTGATCGAATGGCTGTTGCTGTCGCCCCTGTCGCATGCAGCAGCGGCCAAGCTGGTGGACCGCTCACCGCGATCGATCAG